CAATCGAAGAGGAAAACACGGCTACTGGCGAACAAACACAAAATCCTGAAAAGCCCAATGTCACAGATATTTCTTTGGAATTTCCAGCGTTCTGCGGTTGGGCTCCGACTGTCTGCGAAGCTGCTCAAACAGTTATATCTTTTCCGCGCACTCTGACTAATTGGTGGGATACAACAAATCAAAAAGCTGATTCGTGGGCTAGCTCAATTTCTGGTGCATGGGCTGAGGTTAAAGATTGGGTTAAAACAGAGGAACCTGTTGAACGAGATACAAAGGTTCAAATTGAAGAAACTGTAGTCCCTATACCTGAATCTAATTATCTTCAATGGAACGCTTATTGTCCTTTTACTCCGCAATCAACAAGCCTTCAAATTAATGGTGAAACATCTCAGCTTGATTCTGATTTGACCAGTTGGTGTCAGATGGCATCAGAAGTTAGACCATTTGTACTTTTAGCCGGTGCACTGGCTTCTCTGATGATTATTTCTGGTGTCTCTGTACGAGGTGATGACTAATGTGGCGTTTTCTAACTTTATTTAGTGAATGGCTTTTAAAAGGTTCTGTTCAATCTGCGTTGAAGGGTGCAGGTCTTGGACTTGGAACTGCTGCTGTTTCTCTTACGATTGTTAATACATATATCAATAAAGTTATTGCTCAAAGCTCTAGTTTCTCCACTGACATGCTTGCCCTCGCTGCATTGTCAGGTGCTCATATTTCGCTATCAATGATATTTGGGGCCATTGTTTGGAAACTGACTTCTGGTAGTGCGAAGCTTTCATTGATTAGGAAATCATAATGAGTGAATTACGTTTAATTACTGGAAAAAAAGGTTCTGGGAAAACGCTCTGGACAGTTGATCAGTTGTTTAAAGAATTTGAAAAAGGATTCTATGAAGCATACTACTCTGACATAACCGGTTTAAAGCATACGGGTGTTAAAGAAGCACCAGAAGACTGGCGTGATATTCCAAATAACTCATTAATTGTATTCGACGAGGTGCAGTTTAAGATTTTATTTAGTCGCCATAATTCTAAACGTGACACACAAATTCTTGATCTAACAACAATGCGTAAACGTGGGATTGCGATATGGATTATTACTCAGAAAGCACGTTTTTTAAATGCTGATGTTTTGGGTCTGGTAGACAAACATTTTCAAATTGAACGGAATGGAAAGAAAACTGCTAAGGTTTGGGAATTTAATGATGCTGAAATTAATATAACAAAAACAAAGAAATTATTTGCTTTTGACAGTTACGTTTTTGCTTATCCTGAAGAACTTTATCAATACTATAAATCAGTTGAAACAGATGCTAAACATGCAGAAAAGTCTTATTTAAATAAGGGTGTTGTTTCTACTGGAATTACGCTTGCTATTGTTGCCATGTTGGGTGGTTACTTTATTTATCAGGGTTCATCTGATGGCATGGCAATTAACGCTACCAATGGAACTGAGCAGAAATCTGAAAAGAAAAATCAAACGACTAATCCTTTTACACAACCTACACCAGTGCAGCAGGATGAATCAATAACAGCAGAATTACAGAACAAAATTAACCAGTGTGTCAGTCAGTTTAAGTGGACACCTGAGCAATGTCGTGAAGGTTTAGACCCTGAATATTTAAAGAGAAATAATGATGCAATGTTGGCAAGAAACAACAATACGATGGATGAAATTGTTATTCAGTATAATGCTTCCCGACCGTATGATGTCCAGTACAAAGGAAACTATCAAGTTACGGCTCAGCCAGTATTTTCCGGATGCATCAAGTCAGGAAATAAATATGTTGCTTATTCACAGCAAGGAACTCGTCTGGATGTTTCTACTGATGATTGCAAGCGCCTTATTGATGATGGTGATAGACCATTCAATTATTTCAGCAATACTTCTGCTAATGCAGTTTCTGCTAACAATATTAATAATGTTCAAAATGTTTCTAATGATCAGGCTGTTTATAGTCAACATCGTATGACACCTGAGCAATATTACAAATATTTGCAGTACCTGGAACAAACTCAGCAGGCTAATAATGTTGTAGTTGAAAGCAATAATTTAACTTCAAGGCAGATTTAGGCATTATTTATGTTTAACCGGATTACTAAACTTTATATGGGTTTAGCTATATTTATATTAGTCCTAATCATAGTGGCTGTTATACGTAATGCTGAACAAGAAGAAGTACAACAATGTTCTCCGGCTGTTGGTGGATCATATTGTATTACTGTTAAAAAATGACTTTTCCCTGATTACTAAATCCCTCAAGATGTTCTACCGTGATATTTAAAGGACTGTCTTCAGGGGAATTTGCACACATTTAGTTAATATATGACTTTAATTTTAAGATGGGTGTGCAAAGGCGTAGTCTAGACAGTTCGACTAATGGAAAAATTCATATTAGAGAAGCACACTTCTTGATATGAGATCAGACAGCAGATGAGTGTTTTTTGCTTCTTGAGTCGAATCCGATCTACCAGTGAGCATAAGCATTTTTTCTTTTTGAGTCGAATCCGATCTTAGTGAAAGGATGCAAGGCTCACAGAAATTAGCGCGGCCGGCTTTCCCAGCATTATTCCGATAGATGCAGGCGTTTGATAAAGCGTACCAGTGAATTCGAAACCGTCTTTGATGTACCTAAACAAATAAAAATTAAGTTTAAAAAATCTATGATTAAGGGAGTAAAGCAGACTGTGGGCAGAGGTTTTTCCTGTGAATCAAACTTGTGGAGAAATCAACGTATAACTCCCACAGCAGTTATGCGGATTTATCCATCAGGTTTGTTCACAGATCAGAAAAACCGTTCCGAAGGACTGTCCATAGGCTGCTACGACCTGCTTTTAAACGTTTTTTATTGTGAGGGTCACAGGTGAGAATCACAGCTTTGAAAAACCAAAGAGAGAGGAACAGGAAAGCCGGCCGCGCGACATTTTTGGGAAACCAGACTAAGATAAGTCGGTGAGACGATTAGAAAGTAAAAATGTGAGATGCGATTGCAGTAGTCGGTGAGACGATTAGAAAGTAAAAAATAAGAAGCTGCGCCTATGCACTGTATTTTGCATGACCGGCCTCACAAAATAACTTAAGTTTTCCCCCTTACTGGAGACATCGATGGTCATTATTATTAAAGCATTTATACGGATATTACCTTTATTTTTTCTCTTGTTTCTACTCTCTTTGACTACCAAACAATGTCAACAAAGTGCTTGTGAAAATAGTCAAATTTACTGTGGCTGATTTCGCATAATGTGTGCAGGATTATGTTACTTGCACTTCACATTGCTACAAATAAAAATGCTCAATGGTATCTCCAGTGAGCATTTTTTTTGTCAATGTTGCTACGATAGGCAGAGCAGAGAAGTGCATTTAACATCAATCTGCATTATGCGAAATTAGCAGTCGAGGGGAGTCCACGTTTTCTAATGGTGGACTCTAGTCCGGAATTCCGGAATTATTTGATGATTTTCACTTTACCACTGCTGCCTACTTCTAATAATTCTAGGCCTTCATCGATTAGAATATGAACAATTTCACTATCTCTAAGTGGCTGTTGACCTTTTTGAATTAAGACTTTATTTAATTCAACAGCTTTTTTTCTTAATTGCTCTTGTTCCTCATCATTTATCCTGACGCTTTTAACCATCGTTTTCATACCTAATTTCCTAAATGTGGAAAATCATACATGTATTTTTGCATGCATGTATTGTATATGCATGCATACTTGTGTTAATTTCCGCCTATTGCATTCCTGCATGCATGTGGACACATTTAATGAACGATCATATTTGCATAAACATTCCATTCGCTGATCAATACGTTGTATGTGATCAGGAAGGTCGTTATGCATTTATTAATTTTGATCCTTTATGTATGGATATTCCGCTTGCATCACGTTCAGTACATATGAATGTAGATGGTACGCTCAATGCTTCAGCTTTATTTCATCCTTATGAGTCATTGCCAACACATTACACAGGCATGGCTTGTAAGGTTTTTTTTGACTCTGCATATTTTCCTTATGTTCAGATTAAGGCCAGTCCTGCGAAGTTACTCCAAGGACATAATGTATTCGCTGACATTTCGTTAGAGCAGGGTGCTGCTGAAATGCTTGGCTATTTGCATATGGCTTATCCTGAAATTTGTAAGAAGTTAGATATATCTAAAGCTTGGGTTTCATACATAGATGTTACTTATTCAGCACGTGTCAAAGATCAACATACTGCTAAGCAAGTTCTTGAGTTTTTGAGCCGTGTATCAAATGGCCAAACAAGAATTAGTAATAAACGTTATGACAGTACAACTTACTGGGGCGGGGAGACTTCGCGATTAATTAATCATAAATGCTATCTCAAGCATGATGAATATATTGTCCAGTTTGAGCATCAGAAACAGCTTGCAAAAAAGAACGATAAAGCAGCGATGCGAGTCGTAGAAGTTATGTCTGATATTCGTTTATACAATTGGACTGTCGGTTTATTACGTTTTGAATCACGTATGAAGAAACGTTGGTTAGAACGTAATGGTATACCTACCAACTTGATCGAATTAATTAAATTCGAGCGAGATAATCCTAATCTTTTGCAAACACTTTGGATAAAAGCCACAAGTAGTATTTTTGATGCTCTGAGAGGTCAAACTATGAAATTAACTGATGATTCTAGTGTTTATCGTGCAATTGAAACTTCTCAAGTAGTTTTAACTAAAAACGGTAAACCATCTCCAACACGTATTCGCAATTTATTTGCTGCTTTCTGTCTGATCCGAGAGAAAGGTTTAGAAGAAATTAAAACGACTTACGGTAAAACTCAATTTTATAAATTAGTTGCCGACTTATGTGAGTGTGGCTTTTCAAAAGCTTATCTCCAGAACCTTCATGATGAGAAGGCCAAAAACATCATTCCGTTCGTGAAGCTCGTTGAGATCGACTTCAATCAACAACTGCCTGATTGGTATGAAAAGCCACAGAGTAAGTTTAATTATCTAATTGCTTAGGAGCATATAGCATGAGCGCAATTGACCAACCAGTTTTAACAGTTACAGGCATTCGTAAATCCGAAGGTAACTTTAGTTCTGAAGGTAAAAATATTGATTTCAGTAATACGGTGGTAACTGTATTGCAGCCATTTACAGAAGAAGAAATTGCTTCTGGAGCAATTGGTATGAAGTCTACTGAGTACAAGATTAAAGGTGCACAGTTTTATCATGATTATCAGGGACAAAAACTTCCTGCCGATGCTCAATTAATTTTCCGACTTGATGTTAGTCGTAAAGTTCCAGTGGCTCAGTTAGTGGCTTTGGATTTTATAGATTCAAAAAAGGTATTAGAAACAAAGCTTTAACTATATAGCATTTCGTATAATGTATAATATGTTAAAAATCAATAAGTTACGGTAATAATTAATATGACACAGTTTATGTATAAGTGCAAGAAGTGTGGCAAACAGTTCAGCGTACATGCTCAATACTGTGTCCATTATTACCAGTGCAGGGGTTAGAAATGTTTGGCTCAACAGAGAAAAACGACACTGCAAAAAAAGTACAAGCTTTGCAGAGTAAAGCCGAAGTTTTCTATTCAGTCATTGCAAATGCAAAGCCTGATGATCTGGTCTTTATTGGTAATAAAGCATTGAGAAAGTCCTTTATTACTTCTATTGAGCCTATATGCAATCCAGATACTAAGGTGAAAGGTTCTCGTATTTATTTTTTCTCTTTTGATTTTAATGATTATAGAGATCGTCTTTGCAGCTATATGGATTTCTGGGAACCAGAAGTTAGCTTTGAAGATATAAAAAAGATTTTACAGGATTAAAGAAATGGCAAAGGTTTGTGATTTTGTCGATTCGGCAACGAATCTTTGCCTACAGTGGTCAGATGTTCAAGTCTCTTGGCTTGATCAACTGAACCAATTAAGCCAGGCCGATGCCAACAACCTTCTGACCAAGATTGTTGGATTTTGGCTCCTATGTTGGGGCTATAAAGCCCTGTTAAAGTTCATACAAAGGTGATCATTATGACACAACAACAAAACGCAAAACGTAAAGAAGGTTTGCAGCAAAAAGTTAACCGTCTTTCTACTCAGGCTGCAATTATTGCTACTCCAATTGTACTGATCAGTGCTGCACATGCTGAGGAAGCTGCAATTGATGTAGGTACTTTGGGGCTGACTGGTCTTTCTGCTGCTGCTGCAACAGTCTTTGCAATCAAGGCAAGTCCTTCATTCATGATGTGGGGTTACCGCAAGATTCTCGGCTTTATTGGTCGTTAATCAAAAGAACCTCTTCGCACATTGCGTGCGAGGAGGAGCTTTGCCGACCGACCGACGCACGCAATGTGCATGAGGTTCTAAATGACAACGCTATATATCATCGTCGCACTTGTAGGTTTTTTCATAATCATTCATTAGTGCGGGAGGTTTTATGATTCACCGCATTAATATTTTCTTGTTAAGTATCATTCTGGTTTTTTCACAAACATTTATTATTGTATCTGCTAATGCTGCTGGTCTTGGTGGTTGGTCGCTTGGTTCTCCGGTAGCTTCCGGTGCTTCTGCAATTGTGAATGGTACGAAAGAAATTATCTTAAACGGTGCTTCAAAAATAGCAAAAGGCACTGCAAAAATAACGCCCAATGCTTCTCAAGTTGCAAAAGTTTTAAGAAATGGTGTTGCAGGTTATGCATTGTCTGTCGCTGTAGAACAGCTTTTGGGTGCAGTCGACTGGGTTTTAGATGCTGAAAATAATAAAATTAGATATAGAACTGAACCTGATCAGTGTCAGTATTTATACAAATATAAAGGTAAGGATTATTGTCCCAACGCTCTTGCTGCCGCTGCAAATAAATTCTATTTAGATATGGGTTTTGAAAATCCTGACTGTTCTGTACATATTCCGAATGTTGGCGGTACAGCTACGATTGAATGTGCTGGGCTTGGCGGTACTGTCGGTTCTGCAAGTCCTATTTTAAATCCTGATTATTCTGAAACTGCTGAAGATGACTATCCTAAATCCATTCCTCTAGAAACTGTAGCTCAGAAGGTTATTTCTAATGCTGCCGGCGGTGATGTATCAGCGCAACAAGCAACTATGTCTGCTGCACAAGAGATTATTAATGATGCTGAAAAAGACAGTGCTAAAGCTGCTCCGATTATTCAGCAACTAGAAGCATCAAAAGCAATCGAAGAGGAAAACACGGCTACTGGCGAACAAACACAAAATCCTGAAAAGCCCAATGTCACAGATATTTCTTTGGAATTTCCAGCGTTCTGCGGTTGGGCGCCAACTGTCTGTGAAGCTGCCCAAACAGTTATATCTTTTCCGCGCACTTTAACAAACTGGTGGAATACAGCAAATCAAAAAGCCGATGGATGGGCTAACTCAATTTCTTTAGCTTGGTCTGATTTTTGGAAGGAACCAAACCTCGAAAAAGAAAAAGATACAGAGGTAAATGTAGACGAAAAGGAAGTACAAGACCCGTCTCAGTTTGACCAGATGTATGTACAGTTCGGCGGTCAATGTCCTACTTTTGAAGTAAATACTATTTCAGTTGGCTCTGTCTCTGTGCCGATCTCTTTTGATTTATCACCGTACTGTGATTTTGCTCTAAAGGTTAGACCTGCTGTTATTGGCTTCGGTTATTTAGTTGCATTAGGCATTGTTAGCAACGCAATACGTGAGGTTTAAATGCGAAATATTTTTGCTTGGCTCACCACATTATTTAAAAACTTAACCGATTCATGGCTTGGCCAAGTTTTGTTAGGAGCAGGATTAGGACTCGCAACAGTAACCGGATTATCTGCATTTACTGACTATTACAAGAGACAGGCAATTGCCTCATTTGGCGAATTGGGACCAGTCACAGGTCTATTGGGTTTAGCAGGTTTTGATAAGGCAATCAGTATCGTGATAGGTGCATATTTAGCGGCCGTATATATCAAGACATTTGCAGCCGGATTAAAGGTAGTAAAAAAATGATTCGACTAATAACAGCGACTCCAGGTTCAGGCAAAACCTGTATGGTAATTGAATGGCTACTGAAGGAATTAGATAAAGGCTTTTATAAGTCAATTTATGCAAATATCAACGGCCTTAAGATTATGGGAATCCATCAGCTTTTAGATGACTGGAGAAAAGTTCCTGACGAGCACAAGCCATGTTTATATATTGTCGATGAAGCTCAGTATCATCAGGAGTTCATGAAGGAAACAACAAAAGCTAATGAAGTCGGTAAAGCACTTTCTACACACAGACATTACGGTATAGATTTCTGGCTTATTACACAGTCTCCAAAACTTTTAAATCCTTATGTTATTGAAAATACAGGTGAGCATGTTCATCTTTATAGACCTAAAAAAGCTAAAACAGTTACTGTCTACTGGTGGTCTTATGCAGTAACCAATCTGACTAAATCAAATTTTAAACAAGCGGATGACGTTCAGAAATGGCGACTCAATCCGCATATGTTTGATTACTATACTTCTACTGTTGCAGTAACAGATGCAAAAGGCCGTATCAGTCATAAGAACGTAAGCTCTATTCTTGTTTTTTTTGTCATTATGGGAGTCATTGTTTACTTTGTTAAAAATGGTGCAACGGCTTTTGAATCAATGCAGCACAAGGATGATAAAACATTAGGGGTTATTGATAACAAGCAGTTGCCTACACAACACAAAGTAGAACAACATGCACCAACTCAAGAACAGCAAGTTACAGCTTTAAACCTTACAGATCTCTCCAGTGAGTGCCGTAAGGGTGAAAATGTATCGAAACCTGAATGTGTTAAATGGTTTGATGATATGTCAAAAAATAAAGCTTCAATGTCAGAGAATGGAGCTGTCACAATTCAAGTTTCATATAATCCTGATAAACCTTATGACTTTCATCCTGAGCCACAAATACAGGTACGTGATTACCCACGATTAACGGGATGTGCCAAAGATTTTAAGGGGAATTTTAAAGCGTATGATCAGCAGGGAAATATCATGCCCAATGTCTCACAAAGTGATTGCAAACGTTGGATGAATGGTGAAAGAACATTTGATTACACCAAAGCCCCTATACAGGTTCAATCTCAGCCACAACAACCCGTACAACAGCAGCCAACCGCATATGATGCAGAATTTATAGCAAAGTACCAGCAGGCTAAGGAACAGGGCTTAATATGATTTCAACATTAATTGGTTTTTTAGTTTTCGTCATTTCTTATGGAATATATTTTGTTCTAGTTCAGCTTATTTTTAAAAAAAGATATGACCCTTGATTGAGCATCAATGATGCTCATAAGCTTTTTAACAGAAAAAGCTTATCGATCTGATACGCAATGAAGAACATTAGAAGAAAGATATTAAGTGAGTGTCTACGAACTGACACAATGACAATATGAATATTTCCCCCTCTGATTACGCTTTTACTGGAGAGAACAATGAAACTTTTTAAATCGCATATTGATGCTTATTACAGACATCAAAAGTTTTTGCGTGATTTAACATTTTTGTGTGAATTGAATGGTGCTCCATTTAAACCAAGGACTGTTCAATTTTTAATTAAGACTGATTTCGCATAATGTAGTCCAGATTATGTTACATAGCCGATTTGCGATTATCTCCAGGTGCAAATCGGCGTTATTTAACATCAATCTGCATTATGCGACATCCGCGATCGACAACAACGACGACAACGAGGTACGAGGCGTGAGGAGGCGGAGGAGAGAGCGAGATAGGGCACACTGCTATCTAATAGTGTGCCTGACTCCGGAATTTCGGAGAAATCTAATATTCGGCGTCGATATATATAATTAATCGGCTTTTTTTATTTCTTCGATATATTTAGTTACATCTTTTGCCTTTATGTCATTTAAGTGCTTATAAATTAAGGCATTTATTATATCTGCTTCCTCAATTCTTTCTTTAGTTTCAATAATAAAATCTAATGATTTCTCTTTAATTCCTTCTACAAATTCACCACGAATACGATAAGTTTTTGATAAGTCTGATTTTTTCATGCAACACCTGAACATTGTTTACTGTGATATTGTTATTTTGTCATACGTTGCGTTGTTACGTGTGATTCTGTTATATTTCTGTTAAATAGTTGCATGTGATGTTGTTGCAATGCTCGATCATTTACGTTTAGCAGTTCCGATTCATCAGGCTTATGTCAGAAGTATTGACAATCACCATTTTTTTAATGGTGATTTGCTTGATTACGATCTTCCTGCGGCAACTAGACATGTAAGTAAAACTGATGAGGGGGAAACGATAACAGGGGAGTTGTATCACCCTTATGAGTCTATCCCTAGTTCTTATACAGATATGGCAATGAAATTCTTTGCTAATACGATGAATGCAATGCCATATGTTGAGATTAAAGCTTCTCCGCTTAAGTTGCTTCAAGGCCATAACGTTTTTGGTTTTGAATGTATCAAGTTAGGTGCTACTGAGATGCTTGGCATGCTTATAGATTCATATCCTAAGTTATGCGGAATCTTGGATTTTGAGAACATTGAGGTCTTACACCTTGATACAACGTATTTAACACGTTTACCTCATCAGAACATGGTTCAGCCAGTTCTTGATTATTTAGCCAATGTTTCAGCTGGGCATCGCAAAGCTAAGCAAGTTAAGTATTCAAACTATATTACGTGGGGCAACGAAGATGGACGTTATATCCGCCCTAAAGCCTATGGCAAATTTGAAGAGTTAAAAGCCCAGTTACATAAAGTCCAGAAACAAGCGGACAAGGGCTGTATGCGTTCTAAAGCATTAGTTATTGCAATGCACGATGTTATGAAGTTTGCAAACGCAACTGTGCGTTTTGAAGCCCGTATTTGTAAAACCTATTTAGCTAAAAACGGGTATCCAACGAATCTCTGGAAATTAATTGATTTACAGCACGAACAACCAGATCTGCTTCTTAAATTATGGCATGTAGCGTTTGACCCGATTTTAAATACGCTAAAGGGTGAGAGTATGAATTTTTCAAGTGATGGTGATGTATTAGACCTTCTGCGGTCCAAGCTTTATAAAATTACTAAATCAGGTAAGACCAGTTATACGAAGGCTGATAATGCTTTCAAATTTTACTGCTTACTGCGTCAGATCGGTTGGGAACAGATTAAAGAAATTTATAAAGAGTCTACGTTCTATGACAACGTCAATGCTCTTAAAGATGCTGGATTACCGAAAGCCCATTTACAGAATCTTCATAAGAATCCTAACGGTACAGTCATTCCATTTGTTCGTCTTGTTGAAATTAAGTTTCAAGAACAGTTGCCACCAGATTATCAAATTCCAGTTTCTAGATATGCCGAAAGAATCGGTTTAGTTGCCTAAGAGGTTAAGCAAATGCAAGTTCAATTTAATAAACGTTCGATTTCACCATCTGTATTTAAGAAAGATGACAAGATTTATTTCAGCACAACAGTATTTTCTCCAGTTCGCTATAACTTGAATTTTGGTGAAGGAATGATGCCAATTGAACAGATGAAATCTGTTCTTGAGCAGTGTGCTGAAAACGCTCAGGATGTCGAAATTGAATTTACTGAGTCACAAACCAAATTTGGTCCAGTTATGCAGATTTTCAGCGTTAAGCCATTGCCGAAGAAAAACCCAGCATGAGCCATGATGAGTTAGACAAAATTGTTTGTTCTGAATGTGATGCTGAATATGACGCTGAATATGCAGATAAAGAACATTGGGAATATTGTCCCAAGTGTGGCGAAACATTCTTATAAATCAAATGGTTAATATAGAACATTTCGCATAATGTATAATATGTTAAAAATCAATTACTTACGGTAATAATTAATATGACACAGTTTATGTATAAGTGCAAGAAGTGTGGCAAACAGTTCAGCGTACATGCTCAATACTGTGTCCATTATTACCAGTGCAAGTAACAAGGGATTCAAATTATGCAGTACGTCTGTCAAACCATACAAAACAACATCTGCGTTGAGTGGGTTGCACAGTCGAATTTCATAACTGAATTAAGCATGTTGAGTTATGCAGATGCAAACCAATTGCTTAGTTATACCGTTGCCAATTTCGCACTTGCGTGGATTTGGCGACATTTATCAAGAACCGCATATAAACATTAGGAGAATGTCATGCGTACTAAAAAACCTACTTTAAAACAACGCTACCAACGTGCTGTAAACCGTGCTGCTCTGGTTGCAACACCAGTAATTTTAGCTTCATCTGCTCACGCAGAAGGGCTAGACATGGGTGATGGAGTAACTCAGTTAGCGCTCGGTCTTGCTGCTGTTGGTGCAATCGGTGCAGCAAAACTTGCACCTGCTGCATTAACTTGGGTTTGGAGTCTTGTTACTCAAAACGCCAAACGCGGTTAATTGCAAAACCAAGACAAGGGCGTGTTTTACGCCCTTTCTTTTTATCAAGGGTAGGTAAATCAATATGGTTCTTTATTATCTCATTGTAATGACCATTTCATTTTTCATCGTACTGAGTGACTGATTTATGAAATGCTTAAATTCCAGACTTATAACGATATTCATTTGCCTAAACTTGGCCTTGTTTCCTTCATTCTTATTTGCAGGGAATATCGGCGGATGGTCTTTAGGTTCTCCGGTAGCTTCCGGTGCTTCTGCAATTGTGAATGGTACGAAAGAAATCATCTTAAACGGTGCTTCAAAAATAGCAAAAGGCACTGCAAAAATAACGCCCAATGCTTCTCAAGTTGCAAAAGTTTTAAGAAATGGTGTTGCAGGTTATGCATTGTCTGTCGCTGT